GTGTAAACTTATCTAAGTGCCTAGCATTAGTTTCAATCATCTCCCAAGTTTTGTCAGCTTTATCACCAACAAATGCTCCAACATAACAAATGGAGTATGGTTCAAAATAAAACTTCTTGGTAAGTAGGGCACCATTCTTTAGTGAGTATCCACGCTGACGTGCCTTAGTACCACCAAAGTGTAACCCTCTAATCTTTGCCTTTTCCACTTCTATAAAGTAGTAGGCATCACTATCCCAGAAATCAGGGGCTATTGATTTTCTTTGTTGTTTGTTGTAAATGAGAGAATAGTTAAGATAGTAGTACATATCACCACAAATGTAGTGGCCATCCGAGTTAACCATCCCATTCTCAATCTTATACTCCTCCTCATCCCAAAACTGTTCGTATGCAGGAGAACCATATACGTATGGGCAATATGTTCCATATTCTAAAAAATAATTTACTGCCTCTTTAAACTCTTTTGTCTTTGACCAGATATAATTCCCTGGTGTATAGTCTATATTAAAATACTTTGAGAGCAAGGGATACTTGCTCTCATCAGTACAAGGGTCTATTTCTTCTTGATATATTTGCATATTATTTCAAGTTCTCTAACTTATAGATAGTTCTATCAATCAAAGCAACTACTTCATCAATAATGTTTTGAATGTGAGAACAATCACATACATCTCTTCTGTGTTGTTCAACATACTCTCTACATCCTTTAACTAATGTAAGAGCATCAACATATGTGGATCCAGTAATAGTAATTGGGATGATACCATTCATACCTTGATACACTTCAATAAGTTCATCTGTTTTGTCAAGTAATCCATCATAGAAATCACCTAATGCACTATGTGCAGCAAATGCACCTAGTCCACTAACACGTAGGTGAGCTAAATGAGCTTGATCTCTTACAGAAAATAAGTATCCAAAGAATGAGGAGGCACCTGAATGATCTTCAGATTTTGGCATACCCATTGAAATAGGTTTTGAAAAAAGTGGCTTGGAAGAATCCAAGAATGATGATTTGGCCATGATATATTATTTTTTATTTGGTCTCTCTCTATTTGATACGAATCTATTACCTCGTACTTGTGATTGTGCAATCTCTTGTTCTACTACATCTTTAAGGTCTTTCAGTGACTTCACTGCACTACCAAGAGCAGCTAAATTCTTCATTGCATTGGTTGCTTTTTTATCTGAATCACTATCCTCATCATATGCATTAAACTGTACCTCTGTAAAGTACTCTGCTAATTTGTCTACTAGTTTAAATGCACTCTGATACAACCTCATTGATGGTGTCTCTTGCAATACCTCGTATTTACTAATAGCAGCTAAGATAAGGGGATCATCTGGAGAAAACAAATTATTAGGACAGAAATCTTTTAAACATTGTACTTTTCTATCTATTTCAGAGAGATTACTATAACCTAATGCTTTGAAATCTATTAGATGGTATATATAAGCAAAGACAAACAATGATTTGTCTTTCCATTTTTTGTGTACTGCATTATACTCTGGTACTAACAGGATTTCTTGATCAATACTAACCTGTCCTTTATTTACATGAAACATATATTGTTTTTAATATTCTCCTACATCATCCCAGTCAACGTTGTCATCCAACCCTCCTGAGAATGATAGTCCTTCTTCATACTTTTGAAGTGATTCTAATAAAGTTTTATCATTGTACTTCATTAGTGGTTCTTCATCTGTTGCCAAAGCAATATGCCTAGCAATTGGATACTCTGGGTAATACTGCATTAAATTCTGGAGTATTTGTAAGATTTCGTATTGTGTATCCATTATCTATACGATTTAACTTTTGATGCAATCTTTTTTGGTTGTGGAACAAACTGCTTACCCTTTGCATTCCCTTTTGCTTTAGCAGCATTAGTTGCAGCTTTCTCACCAGGAGAGAGTGCCTTCCATGCAGCATCTGGCAAATACCTCTTTTTACCTTTAGAGGGTTTACCATCACTAGTCCGCCATTTCTGTGCAGTCCAATTTTTAAGAGATTGTTGGGATTTAGCCAGTGCCATTATTTATATCCTCCACCTTTAGCTTTGTACTCTCTAGCAAGCATTTGAGCTTTACGTGCTGACCATTCACCAGGATCTCCTCCTTTTGAACCAGCTTTAATTTTGTTAAACAAGCTTTTCCTCATACTAGGTTTAGTATAATTTCCAGCTGCATTAACTTTCGACTTAGATTTTTTTAGTACCATTTAATTTTCTTTCAAACATTTTTTTATGAAATAGATATGCCCATACAAATACTAATGTAAGACCAATATCAAAGAGTAGGCTAGGAATACTAGGTGTTTCTTGTTTGAGCATCTCATACAATGCACCTAATATCATAGTTATAATTCCAAACTTCAATGTCCAATGTCGAACGAATCCCCAGTTATGTACAATTTTATCGTTATCTCCATACAAATATAAATAGAACATTGTAAGACAACCACCTAAAATTAAGTGTGTGATAAAACTAATAACTGTTATCATTTTTCGTGTCTCTTTAAATATGTAGCAGCTAAGTTCTCAACTCCTTTTAAACCAAAGTACCCCAATAAAAATGCAACACCATACTCACTTTTTCCTTGTAATCCTAGTAAATCTACCGCAATTTGTGTGAGATAATTAGCAGAGAGAGTTCCAGTGGCAATACCAAGAAGTGCAGTTTTCCAATTCTTAGCAGATTGCTTGCTTACCATAAGTAGGGAACCAAACATACCAGTTATCATTAGGGTAAGGTCAATACCAAAATTAGCAAGAAATTGTTTCATCCTTTTACTTTTTTAAGTCGAGGATTAGCTTTCTTTGCAGCAGGAGAGGCCTTTCTTGTAGCAGAAGCAAGAATGGCACCAGCAGCTTTCTTGCTGATGCCTTGTTTCTTTGCAATAGAACTCTGAACTGCTTTGAATCCAGGATGTTTTTTCATGATTAACAGGATTTACCGCCTTTACGCATTATTGACATTTTAGGTTTTGCAGGACCTTTCTTAGGAGGAGTTGCTTTTTTAGGAGGCATTATTTTCTTAGGAGGCATTGCTTTCTTAGGTACAGGTTTCTTCATCATTGTTTTATAGTTTTAGAGGTTTAACATTTCCATTTACGCAAGCTCTTGTTAATCCGTGAGTTAGGATCATTTGCTGTTTTAGCAGATGTAAGCTTTTTCTTCATACCTGACATTCTTGCACAGAAAGATTTCTTTCTTGGACCACCTCCAGGTTGTGGAGCTTTTAGTCCAGGTTTATCAGGGTTAGCTCTATTGTAAGAAGCTCTACCTTTTGCATTTAAACCACCTGATGGTGCTTTACCTTCTTTGCGTTGCCAAGCTGGAGTTTTCATAGATTATAATTAATCCTCCAAAACTATAGAAATATTATGAGCGTTGGTCATAACGTAACTAAGTTCTTTGTCACCATCTTTGATGGTAAATGGCTTGATGTACATAGGATCACTCAATCTTACTCTAGCACCAGCTTTAACACCAGGATAACCATTAGCAGAGACAATTGGTCCTACAGCAAATACAGTGTAGAGCCCAGAGTGCTCTTTGTAAAAATCTTGAACTAGATTTTCTTTAACAGAGGCTGACAATTCAATTGCAGAATTAGCCATTTTTTTCATGAACTCAGGTTGTTCAAGAATGACGATGTCATTTTGTGGAATTACTTTCATAATCTTTTATTAAATTTTGTTTTTTTAATTTTTTAATCAATGCTTTAGTTGGTGTATCAGGGTTAGTAACAACGAATCCTTTAATACCAAGTGATAATATATTTATCAACTGTTCTACATCTTGCATTTCATGCCAGTTGATTAGAAACTTTTCTTCTACTTTTCTCATTTATCATTAAGGTTTAACTCAATTGTACAATTCTTTGATAGTGTAACTTGATTAGAATCATAGTGTCTAATCACACCATCCTTTTCATTTGCTACCACCCATATTGTATTAGCTTGTGGACCATAGTCTATAAGAAAAAGCACAATACCCATACCATGTGTGGTATTGACATACATTAATTGTTGTACCTCATGTATGATCATGAACCAATTTCAAAGTGCATCCAATCATAATTCTTCTCTCTACCTAATGAGATGAAGCCATGCTTGTAGAAAATATCAATCATAGCTTTGTATGCAGGTTTTGCAAACTGTGCTGTTTTAGATGTAGCTTTCAATGAGTTTCTTGCAGGGTCAAGGTCAATAGCAATCCCCCAAGAGTGTCTAGAATAATCTGATCCCCCCCTCATCTTACGGAAAGAAAAACACCCCCCAAATAGGTCAATGCCTAACTTTTGAATTTCAGAGAGACCATAGTGTGCAAGCAAATCATTAAACACTGCAACAAACTTATCTGCTACAAGTTTGTGTACCCTCATCTTAGTAACACTAGTCTTAGTATCCCAAGCTAGTTTCATAGGGTAAGGTAGCTGAATAGTAACTAAGTAGTCAGAACCATCTTCATCTGGCTTACCATACTTAGCAATAATTTGATTTGTATTTAACATAATTATAAATTTACAGGTAACCAATATTGTCCAGGACATTCACAGTCCATACACATAGTTTTCTTTTCAATAAAACATCCACACCCTTCAAATGTAGTACCCGTTGATGTGATTCCTTTTTTAGCAGGATCACAGACAGAGTTTGTCCTAATAGGGCAAGTAAGGCAGATTGCTAATCTCTCTTCTGCCACTTGTTTTTTAGCAGGAGATAATAAACTTAATTTATCAAGTAAAGAGTTTGTCCACCCCTCACCTATCTGTCTGATCAATTTGGCTATCCTCATGTTTTGAATATTTTTTATACAACTCTTCAAACAACACTTTCTTATTTTCTAAATCTTGAATTAGATTTTGTGTGCGTTGTCCATTATTAACAGTACTGTAATCATGTAAATTTTCAAGCTTCTTCTCTAATTTCTTTCTATATGATTCTAGGAAACTTTTCTTGATCTCAAAGTTTCCAAAGTTCTTGATTCTAATCTTACTATAATCACAGTTCTCAAGCATATCATGAATCAAACTCCATTGAAACATAATTATACTCTCACATACACCATACTCTTTTGCTAATCTCACTGATGTCATGTTTATTACATGGGAGAAATCATACT